TACTGGTAAAGTCAGATTCTACGGTGGCGATTCAATTAAAAACAATTAAAATAATTTACCCCCTATATAATAAAGAATGTCCGTTCAGAGATTCCAAAAGAGTAATGCCGACCAGCAACCGACGCACATCTACTACGATATGAATCTTATCAACAACGATTCGTCGTTCCCCGCCTTGCCTGTGCGGTTTCAATACAAAGAGACTCGTTCCAACTACTATCTCCAAAGTCCGCAAGACTACTACATGTCTATCGTCCGCTTCTATCTACAAACTCCGACACTCCCTTGCTTCATTCCCCAAATCAATCTGAATACCAACGGCAACTTCGGAGGGACTTATCCGATTCAGTCTATGAACGGTGCTTCTAACTCAGCAACGAACTTCCAAATCAACCTCTACACACCTATCCCAGTGGTGGCGGGTGCGGTCATCTATGTAGGCTACTCAGGCGGATTCTTGACGAATCAGGGAGCAGATGTCGCTACGGGGAACAACTACTACCGTGTTATATCCACCGCCACTAACTTGGCGGGTTTCACGGAACTTACTGTTCGCAACGACAACCCTGTTACTGTTGGCGTTCCCTCTAACTACATTGGTGGAAGCACCCCCGCTTTCAGCGTCAATGGTGGAACGCAGTATGTAGAGTATGCGAACCTTGACATTCTTGCTCGCACTTTTGTCCCTGCGACGAGCGAACTAACCATTAACATTACCCCAGCCTCCAACCCTTTCAGTCTCATCAGTCTCTTCGTCGCTGGGGACACCATCTTCATCAACAATGGTGGTGTGTTGAACGGCACTTACACCGTCAAGACCGTCTTGGTTGATTCGCTTGTATTGAACGCTCCTCAGTTGTTGGGTGTCACCCTTCCTGTCTATACCCCCCTCTCTGCCTCCTTCACTTCTAAGGGCGATTTCTACAATGTGACTTCCTACAAAACTACGCTCCAATTCACGAACTCGGTGGGACTTCAGACCTTCACTGTCCCAGTGGTCTATCTTCCAGAAGACGCAACCCAAGCACCTCCCGTGTGGAATCCCTCCAACAACGAGGCTCTCTCCCTTACTGACATTACCGGTCAATACTACTACATATATAACTACAATACCATGATGACAATGGTGAATTACGCTCTCGTCAATGCCTTCTGGGGTCTGAACGGTGCGTGTTGGAATAGCACGGCAGGTGTGGTTACTCCTCCACTCATTCATATGACGGGTGCGGTCGCAGGTCCTGCGACGGTAAATAACTACCAGTCCCCCACCGTCAGTTGGAATCTCTCCAATGCGACTATCCTCGTCCAAGCCGACAACAATGCGTTTAACAACCAGGTTCAACTACTCCCCATCTATCTCTACTTCAACCAGGCACTTTCCACTCTGTTTGACACCTTTCCTTATGTGTATCCGAATGTCCCACCAGAGAGTCCCCTGTATTCTTACATTAACTTCAACACAAGTTATGGTGCGGGTCTCTATGTTGTTCGGACCTTCTCCACCACGGGAACGGCGACGAACCAATATACGGCAATCCAGCAATACCAGCAGAACACCACGGCAGGTCTGTTTAACCCCGTTCAGTCTATCGTGTTTAGTTCTACTTTGCTTCCTGTGGTAATGGAGAATGTAGGTCTGCCTCTTATCCTCAACGGCACGAGTCCGAACAACATTACGATAGGTTCTTCGGCGAATGTATTCCCCATCGTGACAGACTTCCAGGTGGGTGTCAATGCGACCTCGGGCTACATTTCCGACATCAACTATGTCCCTCCTGGCGAATACCGCCTGGTGGATTTATACGGCAAGTCTCCCGCCAACCAGATTGACATTCAAGTCTTCTGGAAAGACCAGTATGGCTTGATTCACCCCTTCTTGGTCGGTTCGGGTTGCGTCGGCAACATGAAGATTCTATTCCGAAAGAAGAACTACAACAACATTGACCTGGACGACTTGTAAGGCGATTAAGAAAAACTTTATCTTTTTTTTATTATTGCTCTATAATAAAAAGAATGAGTCAAGACTTCACCAAAGTTCTCGTTAAAGATGACCGCCTGAATGTGACTGATGCCGTCTCCTACGCCGTTCATAAAGGAGGTCAGAACATGACCTCCTCGCAGTTCCAAGCCATCTCGCAGACTCCGTCGTCTTGTTCGTGGAACATTCAAGTTCCCAGCGAACAGACAATTATTGACCGTCGTGTCATGTGGAAATCAACGGTTCTGCTGAAACTGGTGGTTACAGGCACGGCTCAGAACGCAGGTCAGATGCCTATCAATCTCGCCCTTACGGACTCTCTCGCTCCGTTCCCGCTCCACCAGTTGGCTTCAGTCATGACCGCTACTATCAACAACAACTCCGTTTCTATCAACATTCGTGATGTCCTCCCAGCCATTCTCCGCTTCAACGACCGCCGTGAGTTGGAACGCTACAACGGCATGACTCCGGTTGCTTTTGACCTTCTCGCCGACTATGCCTCTGGTGTGGGTGCGAACCTCAACTCGCTCGGTGGCTGGAACAACTCCGCCGACAACGACCTGTTCTCTCGTGGTGCTTTCCAGATTGATGCGATTGGTGGAACGACCGCAAACTCGTCTCTCAATGCTCCTCCCGCCACTCTCCCGACACCCCTTGTTAATGGTGTGGCTCAGGACATCTACATTCAATTCACGGTTACTGAGCCTCTGCTCCTGTCGCCCTTCATCTTTGCTGACCCCAAGAGCAATAACCAGGGTTTCTACGGAGTCCAGAACATGAACTTTGTGTTTAACATCGGTGATGCGACTCGTGTGTTCCGCACGGCTCTCACCAATACGGGTGCGGGAACAAGTCCCTTCGGCAACACCTTCATCACCTCGGCTTCCGTCGTGTCCTTCTCTGGTTCGCAACTCATCTTCAACTTCCTCACGCCTCACCCAAGTGATTTGATGCCTGCCCGCAACGCAGTGCCTTACTACGAACTCCCAAGATTCATAACATCACCAGGCATTCAGGTTGCCTCCTCTTACAACCCAGCGGTTACTGCTTCCAATGTTGCTCTTCAGGTCTCGCCCGTCACTCTTAACACTTCGTCCCTCCAGTTAAATCAAGTGCCGGACCGTCTTATCATTCAGGTTCGCACTCCCCTTAACCAGACGGCTTGGGGTCAGCCTGATGCGTTTCTTTGTATCCAGGGCATTTCCATCAACTTCAATAACCAGTCGGGTATTCTGGCTTCTGCTACTCAGCAAGACCTCTATCGCTATTCCGTGGAGAACGGCAGTAATCAGTCATGGAATGAGTTTAGTGGTTTCGCAACTGTTCCCGACAACGCCTCTGGTTGCGGTCGCCGTCTCGCTGGTTCGGGTTCTCTCCTGGTGCTGGAGTTTGGTAAGGATATTCAACTAACAGAGGACTATTATTCTGCCGGCAGTTTAGGCAATTTTAACCTCCAAATCGCTATTCGGTGCTACAACCAGTTTTCTTACGCTATTGTTCCAGAGATTGTCCTCATCACCATGAATAGCGGTCTATTTGTGAATGAGCGTGGAACTTCCAGCACTTACACTGGTATTCTCACCAAGGCTGATGTCCTTTCCGCCTCCGCCCAAGAGCCTTACTTCCAGTCCAGCGTCAAGCGTATGGTCGGCGGTGGCTTCCTTGATTCCATCAAGTCAGTGGCGGGTCGTGTCCTTCCTCATCTGTTGAAGCACGGCAAGGCTGAACTCGCCAAGTCAGACCACCCCATGGCGAAGATGGCGAACCAGGCTCTCGGTGCGATGGGCTACGGTTCAAGCGGTGGCGGTCCAAGCGGTGGCGGTCCAAGTGGCGGTCGCATGAAGTTGGCGGACCGACTGATGGCGAAATAAATGGACGATTGGAACATATGGAGGATTAATTCTGGGTTGGCTGGAAACGGTGATGCCCTCCGATGAGTTATGTTTTGGCTGGAAAGTGTCAATAATGTTCCATATCCTCCATTCCTCCATTCCCCGACAAATAACCTACGGATTAAATTAGTATTTTTTTATTATTGCCCTATAATAAAAAGATGTCCCAACTTGAAGTCGCATCAAACGAAATCTACGCCCAAGACTTTACCCTTGTCGCTGGAGAAGTAGCCCCCATCGCCGTCGCCAACTGGGACGGCTCGTGTAGGTTGCTTTCCATTGTCCGCAAGTCCCTGGGAGCAGTCCCTGGTGTAGTCGGTGTTCCTCACGCTTCCGTCATCAGTCCTTCCGCCGTCGGTGCGGGTTCGGTCTGGTTGCTCGGTGTCTATTCCAGCGTTGCGACAGATGTATCAGTCTATACGGTGTATTGGACTCGCCAGTATCAGGCTTCCCCCAACTACCTCCAGACTGGTGCGACGATTGGGGTTCAGTTCGCTCCATAAAGTGGAAAAGAATGAATTATTTTTATTATTGTCCTATAATAAAAAGAATGTCTCAATTGGAAGTCTATTCTAACAAAATTTACGAACAGTCGTTTGTCCTCGTCGCAGGTGTGGGTGCGGTCGTCAATCCCGCCGAGTTCAGTGCTTCGTCCCGACTCCTCTCTATTGTCCGAACCGTCGTAGGAGGCACACCAGGCACTCCTCATTGCCGTGTGGTTCGTCCTACCGCTTCCCCAGGCTCTTCCGTCTGGGGTCTCGGCATCTTCTCCTCCGATGTTGCTGACACTTCCACCTATGTTGTCTATTGGACGCAACAGTATCAGGCTTCTCCGAACTACCTTCAAGCAGGTGCGACGATTGGAGTCCAGTTTGAGCCATAATTCCGATATATCAAATAATTATTATTTTTTATTATTGCTATATAATAAAAAGATGCCTTACGACAATCCGTATAACCGAGCAATCGCAGACAAGTTGAACGACATTGATGAACGATACGCTCATCTCTATGCTTACAGTCCAGTAGATGGACGAGGTGGCTATGCTGGTGCTGGTTCTTCTGCTGGTGTGCTATTTCAAATGGGTAATGCGTCTAAGAGAGAAGCAGAAGACAACATCGTTAATGACGATTTAGATTTGCCTCCCGTCTATTACTACGGCAATGACGCTGAGGGCGACATGAGTGGTGGTAATGGCTTTGCGGAAGGTTCATTCCGTGACAGAGGCGACGGTCACCAGATGGGTGTGGAGTCCGCCACGGGTTTCTTTGATAAGAGTGGCGGTCAGGGCTACTCGGGTGGTATGAGTATGATGGGTGGAGCAGTCGGCACGGTCAATCCTCACACGGGCGGTCAGGGTTATTCAGGTGGAAACCTATTCGGTGACCTGATTGACGGCTTCTCGGATTTGGGTTCAGACATCGGTAAAGCAGTAGAGTATGTCAATCCCTTTGGCTCAGGGAAGCCAGAACACAACAAGATGAAGGCTCGTCTCCTTGGTCGTATGCTGGGTCAAGTGTTGAAGGAACATGAGAAGATGAAAGGTTCGGGTGATATGAGCGGTGGTTCGTGGTGGGACTCTCTGAAAGAGGGTGTTTCCGATGTCGTCGGTCTTGTTCCCCACCTCTTGCTTCACGGTCTTGGTAAGAAAGCGGGTCGTCCTAAAAAGATGAAGGGTGGTGCGATTCTCGGCAACCCAGACCCTTACCCCGTCCAGGGCAATTCCGAGCGTATCGCAGGACGGGGTCGTGGTCGTCCGAAGAAGACAGAACTTCTCTCGTCAAACGGCGACCTTCTTGCTATGCCCGCCCCCGTCGCCCTTGCGAACGGCGTTCCGCCCAAAGCACAGTTGCGGGGTTCATACGGCGGAGCAAAACCTCGCTCCAAAGCAGAGAAGTCGGTGATGGACGCAGTCAGCAAGAAGTTGGGGAAGGGTAAGATTACAAAGGCAGAGAAGGACGCTCTGAAGTCCGTGGTGGAGAAGCATGGCGGTATGAACCTCCCTGGTATGACAGACAAGACGGGCGGTAAGAACCTTTCGGGTATGACGGATAAGACGGCTGGTATTGTGGCGAAGATGGGTTCGGGCGATGGTCGCAAGGCTCGTGCCGAGATTGTCAAGAAGGTGATGCGTGAGCGTGGTGTGAAGATGATTGAAGCATCAAAGATTGTCAAAGCCGAGGGTCTCTATAAGAAGTAAGACATGGAATGAATATTATTTTTTTATTATTGCTATATAATAAAATGACTGACACATTACGAGCCAAGCAAAACATGGAGATTCTTGATGTCTTCAAGGACATTCACAGTCAGGTGGTGGGTCGTCAAAACCGTCAGATTCAAGCCTTTCCCGAGACGCTTCTACCCAAGACCCAGCGTGATTTGGGGGCAGAAGTGAATACCGACAAAGCGGTGGAGCGTATTAACCAGGTGTTGGAGACGAAACTGGGTTCGTTGGAGTATCTTGTGGGTGAGTTCGCATCAGGTCCAGGGATTGACCCCATGTTTATGGTGAAGAAAGATGCGAGACTCCCTGGAAAACAAGCCGAAGACATCGTTACGAACACGGGCGATATTGTTCCTCTGTGGAACGGGATTGTCCGCCTTTACAAAGAGCCAGGTCTGAGCCGTGAATCCCAGAACATTATCAAGGTGAAAGTCCAGGAACTCACGCCCAACCTGGAAGCCATGGTGTATGGTATGAACTCAGCAATGGACTATGTCTTTCGTCAGCGTGTAATGAACGCCTCTTTGATGTTGATGATTATGGAGTTTCTACGCACTCTCTCCGTCTATGTCGTCATCAAACAACAGGTAGATTCGGGTCTGCTGGAACTTCTCTCTGTGGAAGCACTCCATCGGACTTACAAGAACCTTCTGGAAGAGCAGACCTCTGACCGTCAAGCCCTTATCAAGAAGTATGCCCCTCGTGGCGACATCACTTCTACCCCCATTCGCAACATTCCAGACTTTGATGTGTTTGGACGACAGGCTCGTCTGAAAGCAGTTGCGGAAGAACTGGGGATTCCCGTTCGTGCCTTTGCGAGTGCGAACATTGGCTCTATGACGGGACAGCAGTTCAATGAGTTCCTGGCGAAAATAACCAATGAGGCACAAGACTTCAAAGCAAGAGGATTTACTCGTCAAGAGGAAGCCATTCTCCAAGAGGCACAAGAGAAGATGGAACAGATTCAAGCGTATGAAATCTTTAACCGACAGTCAGATGAACGAGTCGCAGAGTATCAGGAACTCATTAGGCAATTGAAAGAGGAAGAACCTCTCTCACGGGAAGAAGCGGAGCGTCTGACAGAGGAAGTCCCAGAAGAACCAGTTATACCTGACTCACCCGACCGTGTAGAGTTCCCAACGGGCGAAGGTGGCGATGAGGCGTATGAAGAGGCGATGAGAGCCTATCGTGAGGCGATGATTCCAGTGGAGGTTGCTCTTTTGAGCCGTCAAACCGTCATAGAATATAATGAGGGTCTTCTTGCTCGTGTGGAACAAACTGTAGCACGAAACAAAACGATATTTGACCGACAACGGCGTATTTCTGCGAATAGAACAAATAAAGCAAAACGAACTGCCTTGATTGAAGAAATACGAGGCACACTGGCTAATCTTCAATTGAGAGCCAAGCGAATCAGAGACAGCCTTGGTCGTTCTGTGAAGTCCATTGTTGATTCTTATACAGGAAAGGTGAGTGCGAAGGCAATGAGAGACGAAAATCTGGCTCAGTCCATAGAGTTTCAACGAGCGGAAGCACTACGCAGAGGCATTACTGTTCCGCCTCGCATGGCTAAACCTGGTGTTGCTCCTCGTGTCGTTGAAGACCCCGCTCCTCCTGAGGCAGATGGGGACGACGAGAAGTTTCCAGAAGAATCCCGTCCCAGTGGTGAAGGCAGGAAGGCGGAAACTCGTGGTCTTGCCTCCCTTCGCAAGAACTACGGGTTTGAGTCCATGAGCGACACCGACTCCGACGAGTCAGAATCTGATGATGACCGTCCCTTTGACTTTGATGATGCTGGTAATGATATGTATTACTCCAAACCAATGAGACGATAATAATATTGCGTAGTAATAAATGGAAGTGTTGGAATCCAAACCAGCGGGTTCATACAAAGACGAATTAAAACGCCTGATTAAACTTCTCACCTACAAACAGAACAAGTTAGAGTTGAAGGGTAGTGCGTCGCTGACCTCGCAGAAATACTTTTCCGACTACGACTTGTTCTCGGTGGTGGAACGCCCTGATAAAGATGAACTCTACGACTTCTTCGTCAAGTTACTGGCGAAGATAGAAGAAACAGACGACTTATGGTTTATAGAACTCAAATTACAAACAAAACAAGGAAAGAAGGTTCGTGTGTATCCCAAGTGCGAGTTGAAGAAAGCCGACTGGGACAAAGTGTGGAAGTCGCTGGACTTCATCAAGATAGACCTCATTGCCCGAATAGACGGATTCTTTACGGAAGTATCGTGTATTTACAGCATCTCAGAGACCCTTCCTACTCAAAAGGACTATATGGAGTCTCTCCAACAGGACATCAAGGATTTAACGAAAGAAAAGAAATGGTATAAGATTCTCAAACGAAATTTCAATATCGCTAAGGCAGAGGACAATAAGTCCGAATTAGTGCGGTTAAGTAAGATATTCAATAGCGAATTAGGAAAGGAATACCAACTCATCAGTCGGTTAGAGGCACTGGATACTGTCTTGGAACACTATCAAGAACCCGAACTCATTAAAAAAGCAATCATCTCACTCAAAGACTTACATCTCCCTGCCGACATAGACAAGGTAGAGGACTGGGTCGCATCAAAAAGCAAAGCACTCAACGCAGAAGCCAAGAAACTTATTCCTTCTCATCACCCTCATCAATCACCTTCATCTTAGGAGTCTCCACGGGGACTTCTGGTTCAAGGAACTCGTCCAATGATGGGTCGTCCTTTACAAGGAAGGTAATAGTCGGAGTCAGTTCTACCAGACGGAACTTCTGTTCGTCGTCATGGTCTTCTACTTTCGCAACTAAAAAGAGGTTTTCTTCAACGATTCCCTTATATTCAATCTCCGCCTCTTCACAGAAGGTCTTTACCAAGTCCATCGTCCAAGGAGGACGGTCGTTCTCAGAACGCTTCTCAAACAGGATATAGTTCGCCATCTTATTTATTATTACGAATATAATAAATAATTTGTTTTTACGCCTTTTAATCTAATTGTCGGAGTGGAGAGTCATAGGCGGTGTCTCCGCAGGGAATTGTTGGATTGCTTTCTGCGTGTAACGCTCCTTAGAACGGTTCAAGAGAACCTCCTTGTGCTGTGCGTAGTATTGCTTGTGGTAGTTGCGTCGGTAATCCACCGTATAGGACATAGGCAACTCCTCTACGCCCTTCTTCGCCTCACGGTTCTTCAAGTAGCGTTCGTGGGCTTTCTCCTTACGACGCTGTTCCTTCTCTTCTTCGGTGAGTTTGGGCTTGATGAGTCCATGCTTCTCACGATACTTCAACTGGGCTTGACGCAGTTGCTCTTGGCGACGCTTCACCTTCTCTTCTTGGGACAAACCCGTCATATACTTCTTAGGCGTGGAAGACATTCTTTATTAGTATAGATGTTAATATTTAAATTAAATAAACGCTGTAATCAATTTTATATGTTTTTGAGGTCGGGTGGTTTTTTAATTTAATGCCGGGGAGTTCGTGGGGAATCAGAAGTTTCTTTAAGCCCCCTGGAGGATTGGAGGGTATGGAGGATTAATCGTTGGTTGGCTGGAAACGGAGATGCCCTCTGACCGAGTTCAATCTGGCTGGAAAGTATAGAAAACCCTCCACATGTTCCAATCCTCCATTCCTCCATTGTCAGACCTTTTCAATCAAAAAAAGAAGAGGAGACGGCTGGGAAATTCTTTAAGCCCCCTTTGAAACCCCATGAATCTGATGAGACCCCCGGCATTCTTGAAAAACCTCCACCCCCCCAAAACAATAAAATTGATTACAAAAAGTGCGTTTTATTAAGTTAAAAAGAATCTCCAGATATAATAGAAACATGCCTATCAAACTGACTTCGTATGAGAAACCGAATCTGGCGAACCTGGAATCCCTTATCCAATCCAAGAAAGTGCTGAAGCATGAGAAACAGGCGTTGAAGTCCTATAAGGATAAGATGGACGAGAAGACGGGCGAGGTCAAAGTGGAGTATGAGGTGGAGAAGTATGGACGCTTCAAGGGTCTGGCTCGCAACAAGAAAGAAAAGACCTACACGACGGGTTGCTCCATGAAGCGAGAGCATCGCAACTTGCTCTTTGGAGATGACTACGATGACCTTGATGTGGCGAACGCATCGGGCAATGTGATGTGTCAGGTGTTTGAGAAGCACTCCCTCCCCACTCGCAAGTTCAAGCACCTGTGCGACAACCGAGAGGCGGTTCTGGCGGAGTTGATGGGACACTACCCCGACTTCCCTCTGGAACGCATCACCGCCAAAGATGTCCTCATTGAGATATTCTTCTGTGGAGCGGGCAACAACTCCCTCTACTGGGAACTGAATCCCTACTTTGAAAAACATGACCTCCCGCAGATTGTCAAGGACATCAAGGCGGAATACCTGGCGAACCTCCAACACATCGTGGGACTACCCGAATACAAGGAGTTGTTGGACTATGTCGTCAAGAAAGCCGAAACGAAACAAAAAGAATACTGGATTGGTATGTTCGCCTCGGAACTCTACCAGGACGAGGAGCGGAAGATTCTGGAGTCCCTGGTGCGAGGCATCAACGACGAGGGCAAGAAACGCAAGATTGAGAATCCGACGGGGTCACTCATCTATGACGGACTCCACATCAAGAAAGCCATGCGTATCATGGAGGGCAACTTCATCAAGAAACTGGAAGCCAAGGTGTTCGCCGACACGGACTACACCATCAAACTGGAGGTGAAGTCTATGGAGATGACGGCAGAGGAGAAGGTGGAGTGGCTGGGTGAGGAAGCCGTCCCCAACTCGTATGAGGCTCGTCGTGCGGACTTTGAACGCAACCGCTTCAAGTGTAAGAACCAGTTCTTCACCATCGGCATTGAGGACGGAGTGGAGGAACTCCACTACTACGACAAGAGCAACTTCACCGTGATGAACGAGGACAGTTTCGTAGGAGCGGTGGAGTTCTTGAAGGACTGGTATATTGACCCTGAGAAGCGTGCCTACTCCGAGGTGGAATATGGGTGCGTCAAGGAGGAGCATCAACGCCCTGATGTGTATTACGCCTTCCCTGAACTTCGCTACAAGACACTGGCTTCCAGTTCCACCGAGGAGCAGAAACAAGAAAACATCGCCTTCTTCCAAGACTACCTCTTGTCCTTGATGGAAGACAATCCCGCCTATGTCAAGTGGCTGACGCTCTGGTGTGCGGACATCATCTGTAATCCAGACAATAAGAACGCCCAGCCGATTGCCTGTATCTTCTGGGGTAAGCAAGGGTGCGGGAAGACGATGCTTCGTATCCTGATGGAGCGTCTGCTGGGAAAACGGTGCGTCCATAACACGGGCGACCCCACGAAGAACGGTGACATTCTCCACGACTTCAACAAGACGCTCAAGTATAAGTTATTCATTGAGTTTGCGGAGATTAACTTGAAGACGGCTTCTATCGCCAATGACCGCATCAAAGACCTCACGACCAACACGACGCATGAGATTCGTCAGATGCGGACGGACATGATTCGTGTGAAGGCATCAGAGCGTATCCTCTTCACGACCAACACGGCGGGTTCGGTCATCATTGAGAAGGGTGACCGTCGCTTCATGGCGGTGGCGGTTTCCAACCGCCGAGTGGGTCAGACGGACTACTGGATTAAGTTCTGGGCGATGCTCCACAACGATGACTTCGTCAAGGACATTGCGGACTATCTCCTCTCGTTCCGAGGAGAAGTGGAACGGTATGCGTTCCGTGACGAGCGTCCCATCACCACCTACTACAAGACCCTCCAACACATGTCGTTGCCGTGCGAACTGGACTTCTTGAAGGACTTGTTCTTCTATCGCTCGGCGGAGGTGGAGGACTACAAGAACGATGACGGGACTTACTTCATTCCCTCTACGCCGTTCCTCACCAAGTATAACCTGTGGCGTGAGGAGCATTCCATGCGTGAGCGAATCACCGTGAAGTCGTTTGCGATGAAGTTGAAGTCCATGGACGCAGACTATGGAATCACGCACCAGGAGAAGTCCAGTGCGAACGGCTTCCTCATTGATGCGGTGGCGTTGAAGGCGACGCTCACCAAGGACTTCAACATCAAGGCGGAGGAGTGCCTCCTGGACTTAGGCAAGTAATCCCTTATCGTAAGAGGACTTAAAGCCAGAAAAAGTGAAAAAGCATATGTATGAGTAAAAATTGATTGCCTTTTTCTGATAATTAAAAGGCAACCAGTCAAGAAGAAAAGCAATGACCCTCCCCACCGTTCAAGCATACACCCTCCAACAGTTCATCAACGAAGTCAAGGTGGAGATATACAAGCGTATCCAGTCAGACCATGAGGGTGAGATGACGGAAGACGACTTTGACGAGATAGTGTGCGACATCAAGACCGAAGAGTTGGACGATGCGATTAACATTATGTATAAGGACGAGGTGGATAGACTCCTGTGCGAGTATGGAATCTCCGAAGCCTTTGACCTCTACGCCAACAATTATGGCTGGGAAAGAGCGAATCCCCCCAACACAAAGGCGGTTCTCTTCGCCGTCACTGACTCCGTCATGAACCACAACTACCACGACTACCTGGACTGGTGCGGAAACGCCTGTGAGTGCGACTCCGAATGTGACTGCGAATAAACCTCCACGAACCTCCACGAAAAACAAAAAAACTAAAAACAAGGGGCGACCCTTTTTTAGTCAAAGGTCATGACGACAGGGACAACCTCTATCGTCATCTTCGGCTTCTCCTTTTTCTTTCTGGGCTTCTCGTCGGGAACTCGTTCCAACTGGACGGTGTCCCTGACAGACTCCACTTTCTTCTTCGGCATCTACCTATACGGGGGAGATAAAAAGCGGTAAAAAACTCACGGGATAATCGTGGATACAAAGTGGTCTTTATCGCCCTTTATCTTCTTGTCCTGCTTCACGACCCACTTATGAAACTGGTTGAGGTCGTATCCCGCCTTCATCTTCAGAGTCCGTAGCACACACCAACGACCGCAGTCGGCGATATGCTGACCGTCCTTCTGATACTTCACCTTGTTATATACCACTTCCTCAGGGCATTCCCTGAATAACTTAGTGAGATAAGGAACGCCCTGCCCCAGCCCGACACGGGTGTCCTTGTCCGTCCATTTGAGGGGGGCATCAACATACCCGCCATAAGAATCAAAATACTCCGCT